GGTATTACTGTACTTATACTTTTGAGTGATGTGTGAAGAGAGGCTTCACGGTTTTGGGTTTAACTCTATTTTATGATCCTCTTTTTCTTCACTCTTTATAAAGTATAGCACAATCAGAACAAATTTGCTCACCTCGAAATGAGGCATGCAGTAAAGACGGGCAAATAAAAAGCTTGACAAGATTTTTTTAAAACTCAAAAATGAGGTAAAAATGACTGACCAACCTACGGGAGTCAGTAGCGAGGAAGTAGCTGCTGAACCCACACAGGGGGTTCCAACGGAGCCCTACAATAGTACGCAGGACGCAGCAGACGCAATTGAAGATTTAGGCATCGTGGATGAATATGTCCCCCGTAATGACCGTGATCCGATACAGCAATTGGAACAGGAAGAACGGGAAGGCACTCCCGATGAAGATGAAGAGGAAGTAGTAGAAGTACAAGCCGGGGATGAGGGCGATGAGCCCTCTGACGAGTATTCGCAAGAGTACGAGGACGAATCGACAGACCCTCTGTACACCATCACACTAGATGGCAAAGCACAAGGGGTAACTTTAGAAGAACTCAAAAATGGCTACCAAAAGGGATCTGACTATACTAGGAAGACCCAAGATTTATCGTCTGAACGTAAATCATTTGAGGCAGAACAGGTCGCTCTAAAGAACGAGCGGGGTTATTATGCTCAGATGTTGCAACAGCACCAAGCTCAACTGGCCCAAGATTACAATGAGAAGAACAACATTGATTGGGCAAGCTTGAAGGACGAAGATCCAATAGCTTACATGACCAAGAAGGAAGAGCTTCGGGACATGCAGGGAAGGGATCAGCGTATTCAATATGAGCGTCAGCAGTTGCATCAGCGACAGACAGCGGAAGATGCTGAAAACCTTGATCGTCTGATAGGTCATGAGGTAGAGTTGCTAGAGGCAGCTATCCCTGAAATGGCAGACGAGGCCAAGAGTTCAGGATATGGATTAGCCCTTAAGGACTACGCCATGACTCAAGGCTACGAGAGGCAGGAGATCGACGAAGTTCGTGACCACAGAGCATTGGTTATACTTGATAAGGCTCGCAAGTATGATGCGATGGAGAAGAAGGCCACCAAAAAGATCACCAAGGCATCAAAGACAGTGCGGGCGGGACACAAGGCACAACCCCGTGATGTACAAACAGGTAGATATAAACAAAAGATGTCCAAGCTTAAGCAGACGGGTAACATCGAAGATGCTGCTTCCGTCATTTATGATGCGCTTGGCTTCTAGCCCGAAGGAATCCCCTTCGGAAGTTCTTTTAAGGAGTCATTATGACTGTACTAACTAACACCTTTGGTGTAGGCCCAGAGACTAATTTGACTAGGGCTATTGGTATCCGTGAAGATCTCACAGATGTCATCTACAATATCAGCCCGACGGAAACACCCGTTATGGCAAATATAGGTAGAACAAAAGCAACAACTACTCTCCATGAGTGGCAGACTGATAGTCTTCGGACTGCAGCTTCCAATGCTCAGGTTGAGGGTGATGACTACGATTCTCGTGGTTATAACGTAGCCGATGGATCAGGCGTTGAAGCACTGACCCCGACTACACGTTTAGGAAATTCTACGCAGATTTCTGCGAAGACCATTATCGTATCTGGAACGCATGAGTCCACACTGAAAGCCGGGCGTAAGTCAGAAGTAGCTTACCAAGTTGCCAAGGTTGGCAAGGAGCTCAAGCGTGACATGGAGTTCGATCTCTCTCAGGATAATGAGCAAGTCGTATCTACGGGTACAACTGCTCCTCGTTCTCGTGGTATCGAACATTGGATTGATACCAACCGTTCACAGGGAACCAGTTATTCATTCTCGAATGCTACAACTGGCATAACTGACGGTACTCAGCGCAACCTTACCGAGTCCATGTTGAAGGAAGCTATCAACGAGGCTTGGGTAACAGGCGGAGACCCGGAATGTGTAATTGCAGGCCCGGTCAACAAGCAGAACATCTCTAGCCAGTTCTCTGGTATTGCTACCCTTTATCGGGATGCAAGTGGGATGAAACCCGCAACCATCATTGGAGCATCTGACATTTATGTTAGTGACTTTGGTGAGCTAAAAATCATACCTTCTCGGTTTAACCGGGATCGTACCCTTTTGGTTCTTCAAAAGGACATGTGGGCAGTAGCATACCTGCGTCCGTTTAAGATGTGGGAACTTGCTAAAACTGGTGACGCTGAGAAGCGTTTGATGTTAACAGAGTGGACTGTAGAGTCACGCAACGAAGGCGCATCAGCCAAAGTTGCTGATCTGAATACATCTATCCTTTAATCTAGGGTGGGGGGTCTTCGGACCCCTCTTCCATGGAGATTATTATGAAAGTGTTTTGTGACGGAAAATTTTGCGTCTTTACCGTTGTTGTATTCTGGGTAGGCGTTATATGGCATCATTTCTTCTGAGGTAGGTCATGGCAAGATTAAGATATTGGAACCAAGATCCTACCGTTGGGTGGGATGAGGTTACAGGTAAGTATTCAGGTAGTGCTCTCAATACGTTTGAGGTGTTCAACCTGCTTTCAAGGACTGCCTCTGCCAATTCCTCTGACTTTGAAACCAACGGACGTTGGGATCGGGCAACCGCTTATCTTACTGTAACTGCAGTATCTGGTACGCTTCCTACTCTGGATGTGATCTATCAGACTTCACCTGATGGTGGAGCCACATGGTACGATCATGAGCATTTCGAGCAGGTAGTGGTAGCAGATAATCAGGTTATGGAGATTGATAACCCGGGCCCTTTCTTCAGGTTCAGAGCAGTACAGACAGGTACATCGGATGATTTTACTTTCGGTGTAGATATTGTTGGACACAGGATTGGTGGGAGATACTAAGCCCCAACGGAGATACTAAGCTTGGCTACAAACCTTATACCGGGCTCTAACGAGTGGGGTGCTAATGACGTTAAAACGTCTGGTTGGTTGGATGATACCGATGGAGTTGTTCACTTTCACAGTGAGCAGGATGTCGGTGATATCCTCAGTGGGAATTTGGAGCACAAGAAGGAGTTTGCTATACAGAAGAACTCTGCAGTAGGCAGGTTTGGTGAGTTCTGTAAGGTAGCCTCTATTCCTAATATTGTTGTGGATGATTTGATCCGCAATGGTATCTGGGGCGACAAGAAGGCACTGAAGAAGTGGCTGAACGAAGCTGAACAAACACCTTTCAGGACAACTAGAACATGGCTCTAGGAACTTACGAAGAGTTAAAGACATCGGTAGCTAACTGGATAGACAGGGATGATCTAACCAGCAGGATACCTGATTTTATAACTTTAGCCGAGGCTAGGATAAACAGGAACCTCAGGATCAGGGCCATGGAGGATCGCAGTACTGCTACCGTTAATGCGGGGCAGGACTACTACGGTCTTCCTGACAGGTATGTACAGATGCGTCATATTACGATTGCACAAAACAATCGTGACGTTGATCTTGAATACCTGACACCTGAGAGGTTTGATTTAGAGATCAACCGTGTTTGGGCAGGTGGGGCAGCAAGGCCACGCAAGTACACGCTGATTGGAGACGAGCTTAGATTAGGCCCGTGCCCCAGTGCAGAAGGTACTATGCAGATGATCTACTGGCGCACATTCAACAGCTTGGGGGACTCAAACACAAGCAACTGGTTATTGTCAAACGCTCCCGACGTACTGCTTTATGGGGCTTTATTAGAAGCTGAAACTTTTGTTAAAAACATAGAGGCGGCTAAGGGTTGGGGTATTCTCTTTGGCGAGGGGATACAGGCAATACAAAGTGCTGACGACAGAGACCGTCATTCAGGCGGGGCTTTACATGTTGTCGCAGATCATCAGGGATACTAATGCCTAGCACAGTATGGACAAGCATATCTCAGGTGGAGAAGTGGGATCAACAGGGATCAACAGCAACGTGGGCCTTGGATACCGATAATTGGGATCAAAAGTCTACAGAATGGTCAATCAGTTTAGAAGCAACGTGGGAAACGATGTTTCAGCATTGGAATCAGACCACATCAAATTGGGGATAGAGTTGTCAAGTATCGCTAACGCCCCGCATTATAGGAGAAGCCAATGGCTTTAGAATCTGTAACAAATATTGACGATTTGAATGCGTCCAATCCGACTGCTACCGATCCGGTAGTTGAGGGTGATGACCATATCAGAAACATCAAGACTGCTCTGAAGAACAACTTTGGAAGCATCACGGGTAACGTAACATCTACACATACTGAGTTGAACTACCTTGACGGTACGACTCTCGGTACGATTGTAGCATCTCTCGCAGTAGCCGTTGACTCCAGTAAAAAGGTCAACGAGTGGTTGGTTGATAATATTACCATCAATGGTAATGATATATCGACTACCAATTCAAACGGTGATTTGACTATCTCCCCCAACGGTTCTGGGGATGTAGACTTTAACGCTTGTTCAATCATGATCGACACGGGCGAGTCCATTAAGGACGCGGGTGGAGACGAGTACATCGAGTTCACGGAGTCTGGTACTCCCGTAAACCATTTAGGTGTTGAGTCTGCTAACACTGGTGTTAACATTAAACTGAAAGCTTTGGGTGAAGCTGACAGCGGTATTATCTTCGAGAACGATCAGTCCGAAGAACTGATGATTATGGAATGTGTGGCTACGGCTGTGAATGAAATCACAATCACCAACGCTGCGTCTGGCAACAACCCTCTGATTTCAGCTACGGGTGCAGCCGACACAGGTATTACCTTCAACAACGACCAAGCAGAAGAAATGCTGATCCTGAATGCTGTTGCCACTGGTGTAACAAACATCCAGATCAACAATGCAGTGTCAGGGGCAAACCCTGTGATCCTTGCAGTTGGTGAAGCCAACACGGGTATCGACTTTGAGAACTCTGAGAACGAGGAACTCTTTGTCATGGAGTGTGTAGCTTCAGCGGTTAATCATATCCAAGCCAGTAATGCTGCAGCTTCCAGTGAACCTTCACTGACCGCAGTTGGTGGTGACACCGATGTTGGTATTATCCTCGCAGCCAAGGGTGCAGGAGCAATTGATGTTCAAGGGGCATTCATGACCTCTGAAACAACCACGAGAAGTGGTGCAGGTGCGGTAGCCATAACTGGTTCTATCCATGAGATGACCTCAACGAGTACTGATGCTATGACGTTGGCTGACGGAACTGAAGGACAGCATTTATTTGTTATCCTTGTAACTGACGGTGGAAATGCAACCCTCACACCTAGTAATGCAGGTGGGTGGACAACCATTACTTTTGCAGACGCAGGCGACAGTGCACATCTGTTGTTCACGAATGGCAACTGGTACTTGGTTGGTCAGGGTGGACTAACTACTGGGCCTTTAACAGCGTAATTAGGTTAGGAGGGCTTCGGCCCTCCGAGCTTTATCGAGG